GGCGCGTTGCTACGTTGCGGGTACTCGGTGTTGCTACCTTACGAGGATTTTGCTGGCTACGATGTAGTGGCCGAGAAGGATAATAAGTTTTTCCGCATCCAAGTTAAGACAGCGCAGAATGTAGAGCCTGGGCGAACTAGGTATCGGTTCTCAACCAGCACTGGCAATGGCTTTAACACTCCAAAGCGAGCAATTAGTGGCGTAGATTATGTGGCTATGTGGGCTATGGCCGATGATTTATTTTGGTTACTCCCAATCGCCAAGTGCAAGTCGATCACATTTACCACTTGCCCATCGACAGGACAGAACTGGCGTGTATTCCAAAGCTTGTGAACGAAAAAGAAGCTTGGGCTAAGTTTGAGGAAGGGCTGAAGGATGCAGAATCCTTCGATGAAGCTGTGGCTTGGGTTAAAAAGAACAAAAAGATAGTCGAGAAACTGACCATGATGGCAATGATTAGACGATTTAATGAGGATATTAGCAGAGCTAATAAGACTTGGCGGAATTGAAATAGATTAAAATATATATCGACACTGGTATGGGTTGACAGCTAAACCCAACCAATGGGCAAAATCAATAGTCGGGCTAAAGGCGCAGCGGGGGTGAGAGAGTTAGCCAATTATCTGCGGGAACAGGGCTGGCAGAAGGCAAGACGCACCCAGCAGTACGCGGGCAATCCCGAAGGCGGTAGCGGGGATGTAGTCTGCGAGAATTTTCCATTTCACATCGAAGGCAAGCGTTGCCAAGCACTCAAACCCGAAGAGTGGATGGAGCAATCCAAGCGGGATTGTCCAGTGGGCAAGATACCATCTGTATTCTTCCGCCGTAATGGACGCAAAGAATGGCTAGTCATAATGACAGCAGATAGCGTGTGTGATTTAGCTCGACAGATCGCGCCAGCCAATGTCACTATTGAGTATGCAAAGACCGCAACCATCGCGCAGGGCTACTATGTTAAGTCCCCAGCTTTTGACGAACTTACCCCCAACATAAACAACCCAAATAAATAAAGGAGAAATAACATGGCACTAACCATAAGTGAATCGCAGAAGATGGAACGCAAACTACCAGAAGCTGGAGCTACTGTAGGCGTTCTCTACAGCCTAGTCGATCTAGGCCATCAGAAAACCAATTGGGATAACCAAGAGAAGTGGACACCTAAAGTTCGCTTGACCTTCGAGTTGCCAGATCAGACTGATGAGTTTGAGGTCGAGGAGAAGGGCAAAGTAACCAAGGTCAGCAAGCCGATGGTAGTTTCCATCGAGCAGACCCGCAGTCTTGGAGAGAAAGCAAGCTTGCGGAAGCTTCTCGAACAATGGCGCGGTCAGACCTTTACCAGCAAGGAACTCCAGGCATTTAGCTTGAAGAACCTTCTTGGCAAGCCAGCTATGCTCACGCTCATCCACAAGACCAGCCAGCAGGGTCGGCAGTATTGCGCAATCGCAGGTGCATCCAAACTCCCCAAGGGCATGAAAGCGCCAGCTACCACCACCAACGATCAGTTGTATTACGAGATCGAACAGGGTGAGGCTGGTCAGTTCAACGATATGCCCGATTGGTTGCAGGAGAAGATCCGCGCATCCAAGGAGTTTGCTACCGCTGCTGGCAAGTCCACGGCCACTAAGGTCGAACTTGACGCAGACGGCAACCAAGTTCCGTTCTAGGTTGTATGGCTCTTACAATCACAGCGAAAGAGCCTACCAATTCCCGTCTGGTCGCTACTGACCAGGCGGGACATTGGTACACAGCCGAGGGTGAATCCGCCCACGTTGTGATTGGCAAGAACGGAAAAGAAAGAAACACAACCGTAGCCGATGCTCGCCAGATGGGATTGTACCCATCCGTAACCAGCGTGCTTGGCATTATGGATAAGCCGCAATTGACGGCGTGGAAGATAGAGCAGGCCATTATGTCCTCGCTCACACTTCCGAAGGAGGCAGATGAAACACTCGAAACCTACGCTCGAAGAGTGGTTAAGGACTCTAAAGAGTCAACAACGAAGGCAGCTGAACATGGCACGAAAATGCACACCGAAATGGAAAACATCCTCCTTGGAAGAGCCGTATCCAAAGATGAAACACTTGCTCCATACATCGAAACATTTAAGAAGTGGGCCGATGCAAACATCGAGAAAACCTACTGGTGCGAAAAGGGTCTTGTCGGCGGAGGGTATGCGGGCAGGTGTGATGCCTACGTCAAGCTACGGGGTATTGGTGACGCTATCATCGACCTAAAGAATCGTAAGGTTAACCCTAAGTACGATCCTTTCTACGATACGGATTGCGCCCAGCTTTGGGCATACCGAGCTGCAAGCGAGAATCCTAAGTGTGCCTGCGTGTCAGTGGTCCTAGCATCAAACGATGCTACCAAGCTTGAAACAAAGGTGTGGGACGAAGACGAACTCTACCAAGCTGGTATTGCCTTCTGCGCCATGCAGAAAGTGTGGGCTTGGGTAAAGGGCTACACACCTCCTGGGATGAAATTATGATCGACCCAGCGGATGTCTTATGGCTAGAAGGATTACTGGACGAATTCTATAGGAGGCTTGCAAAATGACTGCACCAACGATTCAAGAAATGGGCAACGCTGCGCAAGAGATTGTGTGGCGCGTTATGGGCAAGGGGTCAGACAAGTCTGGCTATGGCGATTGGCTGGAGAAGGATAGGCCGACTCACGATTACCATATTGCCAGAGCCGTCCGCCACCTAGCCACAGCGCAGATGCAACTCCACAAGTCCTCGCCTTGTCCAGATAATAACGGAGAAACAAGTGTTGACCATCTTGAGCGTGCGCTGGTAAGGTCGCTCTTCGTGTTAGCACAAATCAAAAAGGAAGTCCCAAGATTATGAGATGGATTAAGAAAGAGTTGGACGAAGACGGCAAGCAAGAGTGGGCAGTTTACATAGATGAAGCTGGCGAAGGCAACGAAGAGAATTGGTCGCACTTTGATACTTACAGAACAAGAGACGAAGCAGTCGAAGCCTGCTGGAAGTACACTTGGGAAGATTACGATTGTAACGACAAATGAAGATCACTCGCGTAGTTAAGATTGACGGAGGATGGGAGCTTTACGGCATATCCGAAAAGGAAAAGAAAGAGATCCAAGTTGGATTCTGCGGCGAGAACCTACCGCTGGATGCTTGGGTTAGGATTGAGAAATGAAGCAGGCGTTGTCTCGATTGTTCTACTTTTTGGGTGACACAATAAGTCGTACGCTTTTGCGTGCGGGTATTGGATACGGACTATATAAAACATTTATGCTTTGGTCGATTGACTTGGATGACAAGTTTGATTTGTGGAAAGAAGTTAAACCAAAGCGGAGGAAGAAGAAATGAAACAAGCTTTAGTAACTCAATCGTTCGGTGAGGATTGGCAGAAGATTATTGATCTGACTAGGCCGAGGATGGAGGCGTACTGCAAACGCCATAGCACTGACTTCATTCTAATCGACAAGCCTCTTACCCATCCAGCCCAATACTCCAAATCAGCCATTGGAAACATCATGGCTACTAAGGGCTACGAACAGGTCACATTCGTTGACGCTGATGTTCTGATTGCAGCCGATTGCCCGAAGCTGTCCGAGGACGCAGGTGTGTTCTGTGCCTTTGACGAAGGAGTATACCTAGATCGCAAGCCAGATATGGTCAAGCTGGCTGGAGCTTTCGGAGGAGTGATTGAGCCTAAGTTTTATGTAAACACTGGCGTGTTCGTAGTTCATACCAAGGCCGTTGGTATCTTATCAATGCCGCCCATTGGCCTGCACCCCAACCACTTTGCCGAGCAGACCTGGCTAAACGTGATGGCTCACTTATGGAACATACCGCTGACCGAGCTTGACCCGTCATTCAATTGTATGACTAGCGTGGAATCCCACTTTGGATTGGACCGCTACAAAGATGCCATGATTATTCATTACGCTGGTCAATCGAACGATCTAACCAAGTTAGCTAACCAGATCCAAGCTGACGAAGCGAAGCTGGTGGAGCTAGGTCGGTGAGGTCAACCCAGCTATGTCGCGGTGATTACGATGACAGGGTGCAACAGTTGGCTGGGGAGGTTGCGCTCCAAGCTATCCGCGACCTGCGGATGCTGCGCAAGCGAGGGATGGTTAAGGGTATGAAGATTGTTAAGGATCACACTGGCGTGCCACTCAACGATGCGCTTGAGTATAAGAACTCGCACGAGGTACAGAAGCTATTGCGTGACTTTAAGACTGGCGTTGTCTCCTGGTGGTGCAGAGCCAGCGGGGTGCAGATTGATAATAGAACGCTGTTACGGAAACTAAAGGAAAACGACTATGTTCTGCCTACTTGATCTTGGCACAATAGTTTGGGTAATTGCTTCTTTTATCCTTTACAGTTCGATGACATTGTCGGCAATCTATTGTGCGCTGTACATCATCTTCAAACTGATTGATTTCATAAGAAAGGAACTTGATCTATGAGGAAAAGAAAAGCTGGAAAGCATATCAAACTTCTAAAGGTTGAGGAGTACGATGCCGTCAAGATCACAGTCAATGTTGACGACGATCTGTACGAAGCTATGGCAGAGGCTGGCCGCCAGCATATTGTCAAAGACAAGAAGGCGTGCTTTGAGTACGCGCTAAACCAAGCATTACTTGAGTTATCCAAGGAGATCAAATGAGCGAGTTTAAACAGAAGGTATTAACCGCTTCA